GATCATATTAGATTAATTAATTATGTTTCCATGCAAAAATATATCCTCAATTGTGCGTCCCTTGAAGCAAAAGGTACCCCCTACACCGCAAAAGTATTATTGGCCTCGTCCAATGAACTCCCCCAACATTCAAAAACTATTAAGAGTATAGAAGCCCTTCATAGACGAATGGCTGTTGTAGAATGCACAGGTACTAAACTTCCTAAAGGTTCCCCATTTGACTCCAATTTTAAGCATATTTCCTTTAATGTATATCCCGATATGACAGCGTATTTTGCAAAACGTGATATGAAAGTTATGACTATGGAAGAACTCACAGAATTTGTTGCCCTTGGTATTAGAGATAAATATAATTATTGGGACTCGATTATTAAACAAAATCTTTCAGAAGAAATTAGTGTCCATGAAAATTTGCATATTAAGAACTCAGAAGAATTAGATTCATATAGACGAAAATTCATAAACAACCCCGCCAATGGACTTAGAGATTTTGAAGAAATTTTGCAGCATATGGGAGATTTTGATCAAGAATCGTACGTAGATGCAAATGGTGAAATGAAATGGAGACATAGTGGTTTTAGAGTAGATGGTACAGACGATTGGACTAAGCATACCCGTAACTCATTCTTTAGATTAATTAAAATGCCATTTCAAGGAACCGTCCAGCCCCTTAGTGAAATTATTTCCCGTTTTCCCGCGTTCAAAGATCCTAAATTAGTTATGTCCCATATCAATTGGTGGCTCAGTACATCACCATCAGGAGTACTGAAGAAATTGTGTGAAATGAATTTAGAATATAAAGATGTAAATTACGCAGAATGGTACATATTTAAAGCAGATAAGAAAAACGTAATAGATAATGTAACCAAACAGACGAAAGTAGTTTATGAGAACCACCAAGCATATAAATTTGTTCGTCCCGATTTGCGTGATCAACATAAATCCCCCCCCATGTGGACCGGCCAACCATCTGGTCGTGACACCGATGCATCAGATGACGAGAGTGATTATTCCGATGCCTCTTCCCAACCTAGTGAGTCAGATTATGAAAGTGAAAGTGATAATGATATGTCTGAGGAAGAAGAGAGAGAATTCCATGACAGAGAGCG